TTGTAGAAAATATTATGAGGCACAACAAAATTCAAAAAAAGATGTGAAAAGTTCAGAAAAAGGTTAAAATAAAATAAATACTTTTTTTCTGTCATGGCTACCAAAGGTGATGTAGGTAAACTGATGTTTCACAATGCTGGTGGAACTGAAGCTGATGTAAGCGATCTAAGAGCTTGGAATTTATCTATAACAAAAGACACCCAAGAAACAACAAAAATGGGAGATACATTTAAAAGTTTTGTTGGTGGTTTAATTTCCGCAGAAGGTGGAGCAACAGTTTTATATAATGCTTCTGGTAACTCAGATTATCAAGCATTTATTGATGATGTTCTGGTAACAGGTGATGCTGGCGATGCTTTAATTGAACTTTTCCCTGATTCTGGCGAGTCAGCAAAGAAAATTAGTGGTTCTTGTATAATTACAAATGCAGATCATTCAGCAACCTTAGGTGAAATTGAGGAGATCGCAATAACATTTACAATGACAGGTACCATTACTTCAGCTGTGTAGTATATTAGGGTATTACAATTGAACCCTTATGGCAAAAAGAAACGTAGATCTTATTACAGAAGCGTTTGCTGATGTAATGACTAACAGAAGAAAGTATGTATTAAATAAACCAGATGGTTCATTATTAAAAGAATTATATTTCCCACCATTAACAAGGCATGACAGAATACAAGCTCAACAATTAGCTGGTACAGAAGAAGGGTTAGTTATATCAACAAGACTTCTATGCCAGATAGCACAAAATGAAGATGGGTCAAAAGCTTTTGCTTCTGCTGATGCTGAGAACCTTAAAAGATTTCTACCAGAAACAATATTAAATGATTTAGAAATATTTATGATGGGATTGAATGTTGATTTAAATTCAGCAAAAAAAGAATCAAGCGAGATAACTGGCTAAATTTCGAGTTTTTTCTCGCAACAGAACTTGGTAAGACATTAATTGAATTGAGAAAAGCTATAACAGAAGAAGAGCTTTTATTTTGGGCTGCATATTATGAGGTTAAAAATGAAAGAGAAAAACAGGAAATCAATCGTCAAAAAGCCAAAACAAGGTAATATATAATAAAGGTTATTTGCGTTTGTGGCTCAATCTACTGTCAGATTAATAGTTGATGCACAAAATGCAATTAGACCATTGCAGCGTACTGATCAAATAACAAAGCAACTTAGTAAAAATACAAATACATTAAAAACTAGACTTGATAGATCAAGCAGATCATTAAGAGATACAGGTAAATCTGCAAAAGTAGCTGCAACTGGCTTTGGAACTTTAACAAAATCCATAGCTCCACTTCTTAAAGCATTAGCAATTATAGGTACTGCAAGATTTATATTTGTCAAAACAGCAGAATTACAAACACAGGAAACTGCATTAATACAACTTACAGGTTCAGTTGAATCTGCAAATAAAATTATTAGTCAATTACAAGCATTTGGTAATGTTACACCATTTACGAGTAGTGAATTAATAGAACAATCAAAACGATTAAAAGCTTTTGGTTTTGAAACTGAGGATTTGGTTGATACTGTAAAAAGATTATCAGATGTTGCTGGTGCTACTGGTGCAGATTTAAGTGGAATATCAACAGCATTTGGTCAGATATTGGCAAAAGGTAAATTACAAAGAGAGGAAGAATTACAACTATTAGAAAGAGGAGTTGATATTACAAGTGAATTAAAACGTATTACAGGTTTACAAGGTGAAGAATTTGAATCTGCTATGCGTAAAGGTAAAATTGGTGCTGATCTTGTAAATCAAGCATTAATAAATCTTACAAGCGAGGGCGGAGTATTTTTTGGTGGTGCGACAAAACAATCGCAGACTTTAAATGGTCAAGTTTCAACATTACAAGATAATTTTGAAACCCTTGCAAGAGAAATTGGTGAAAGGTTAACACCAGCATTAATGGGAGCTTTGAAAGCTGCAAATAGAGTTTTGGGTGGAATTAATAGAATAATGACAAGTGAATTTCAAAGACAAATTTCTGGATTCAGAATGAATATAAATATACCTGGAGGTTTCTTATCCGATTTAGAAAAAATAGAAGAATTTACAAAAAATATACAACCATTAGGTTTAGATGTTGAAGGTATTGATGCAAGAATAGATCAATTAGAGGGAACTGCAGAACAAATAATTAAAACAACAGATAGAATTAATAAAGGAAGTGTTTTTAACAGACCATTCTTTACAACAGTAGAAGAAGAAGCCCAAGTTTTAGAAACACAAAACGCCATAACAGAAAAAATTAATGAACTTATTGCAAGAAAAAATTTGTTAATTGGTATCACTAATAGTGAATTAGATAAACAGGATAAAAAAATAAAACTAATAAAAGATGGAACTGATGGTGTAGGAGAGGCTTTTGAAAAAATTGGTGAAAGTATTGCTCAAGGTGTTTCAACAGCATTAACTGATGCAATATTACAAGCAAAAACATTAGGTGAAGCTGCCAAGGGTATTTTAAATATGATTGCAAGACAACTTTTACAGCTTGGAATTAACACTTTGCTATTTAATGTTTTTGGTGGTTCAACAGGAATATTTAAAAATTTACCAACATTTGCTAATGGCGGTAGACCTCCTGTTGGTCGACCATCAATTGTAGGTGAACGTGGTCCAGAATTATTTGTACCATCATCTGCTGGCACAATAATCCCGAATCATTCCTTAGGTGGAGGGGTAACAAATAATATAGTTGTTAATGTAGATGCATCAGGTTCTAGTGTAGAGGGTGACAATAGACAAAGCAGAGAGCTTGGACTTATTATTTCCACTGCTATACAAGCACAACTTATACAGGAAAAACGTCCAGGAGGTTTACTTGCATAATGGCTACATTTCCATCATTTACACCAACTTATTCAGGTTTCAGAAAAAAATCTAATCCTTTTGTAAGAAATGTTCGTTTTGCAGATGGTTATGAACACAGAGTTTTGTTTGGTTTAGCTAGTCATCAAAACCCAAAAACATTTTCTGTACAATTTAATGAATCTGAAGAAGATGCAGATGTGATTGAAGCATTTTTAGAAAGCAGAGAAAATGACCAAGCAAGCTTTGATTTTACACCACAAGGAGAAGGTGTATCAAAAACAGGTACATATAGTCAAACTGGCACAACAATTACAGTAACGATTACAAAACATGGAATTGCTATTGGTAAAACTGTAACCCTTGATTTTACAAGTGGATCCGCAACTGATGGATCGTTTATTGTGGCTACTTCAGTAGATCAAAATACTTTTACTGTTACTGCTTCCGCAAGTGCAACAAATAGTGGAAATGTTACCGCAACAGTTTCTGGTTCCAGTAAATTTGTTTGTGAAGGCTATACAAAATCTATTCCATACAATAATAGAGCAACTATAAAAGCTCAATTTAGAGAGGTGTTTGAGCCATGAGCAGTAGCGTCATAAGTGATATTCAATCAATTAATCCATCATCAATTATTGAATTATTTACTCTTACAACAACCGCAGCTTTGCATGGTTCCGACACAACATATAGATTTCATGCAGGTTCAAGTTTAAATGCCAATGGAGAGATAGTTTGGGCTGGTAATACTTATCAAAGATTTCCAGTACAGGTAGAGGGTTTTGCATATCAAAAAGGACAGATTCCAAGACCAACTCTTACTGTAAGCAATGTTCTTGGAACAATTACATCAATACTTCTTACTGTTAATCAAACAACAACTGGAAATGATTTAACAGGTGCGACTTTAACAAGAATACGAACACTTGCTAAATTTATTGATGCAGTTAACTTTGCTGGCAATGTAAATCCTTATGGCACGCCAGACCCTAATGCCGAGTTTGCACAAGAAATATATTCTGTTGATAGAAAGTCACAGGAAACAAGAGACGTTGTTTCTTTTGAACTTGCTGCACCAATTGATCTTGTGGGAGTTCGCGCACCAAAGAGACAATGCACAAGAGCAGAATTTCCTAGTATTGGTCGTATAAGAGTATGAGTTGGAAAGATGCTGCTTTGGTTCATGCAAAAGAAGAAGACCCAAAAGAGTCTTGTGGTTTATTATTAAATATAAAAGGGAAAGAAAAATATTTTCCTTGTAAAAATTTATCAACCTATAAACAGCAATGTTTTATTATTGACCCAGATGATTTTGTAAAAGCTGAGGAATCTGGAAATATTTTAGCTGTAATTCATAGCCACCCTGTTACACCACCTATTGCTAGTCAAGCAGATAAAATAAGTTGCGAAAATTCTGAACTGCCATGGCATATAGTAAATCCAAAAACAGAGCAATGGGGTTACTATGAGCCAAGCGGTTATAAACCACCATTAATTGGTAGGCCTTGGGTGTGGGGTATAACTGATTGCTGGTCCTTAGTTAGAGATTGGTATCAAGAAGAAAAAAATATTATTTTGCGTGATTGGGATAGACCAACAACACCAGAACAATTCTTACAAAATCCCTTATTTGAAAGTTGTGCTTGGCGCACTGGTTTTAGGGAATTACGAACTGATGAGAAATTAATTGATGGTGATGTCCTTTTAATGAGTATTTTAAGTCCAACCCTAAATCATGTAGCAATTTTTTTGGATGGTGATGTTTTACATCATTTAGCAGATAGAATAAGCTGTAAAGAACCATATAATCAATGGTTATTAAAATGTACTGGAAAAAGGTATCGTTATGCTTCGTAAAGTAAAACTGTATGGCGAACTTGCTAAAGTAACAGGACACAAAGAATTTGACGTTGCAGTAAATACAACAGCACAGGCTGTAAGTTTTTTAATAAATAACTTTCCGCAATTAGAAGCCTATATGTCAAATAAATACTATCAAGTATTATGTGATAAAAATGATGTTGGCATTGATGAATTACATTATCCGATTGGTCAATCTGATATAAAATTTGTCCCTGTAATATCTGGTGCTGGTGGTAATTTAGGAAGGATCTTATTGGGTGGTGCTTTAATTGCATTAAGTTTTAGTGCTGGTATATTTACAAACCCTTTAGCTTTAGGTGGAGAAGGCTTTCTAGGATTAGCTTCTGCTGGTATGGGTGCAAAAGCTACATTTGGTATAGGTGCTGCTTTAGTTTTATCAGGTGTGAGTGGTATGTTATTTCCTGTACCGAAAATGCCTGAATTTAGTTCAGAACAGGATCCACGGTTGTCATTTAGTTTTAGTGGTACACAGCAAACAGGCAGGGCTGGTACACCTGTACCAATAGTGTATGGAGAAATCGTGACTGGCTCAGTGGTCATCAGTGGTGGTGTAGATACTGAACAAGTACAAGTATGACTGATAAAAAGAAAATTATTCGTGGTTCTGGTGGTGGTGGTGGAAGTCCTCCACCTCCCCCACAGCCTACGAGAACACCTGATACTTTACACAGCAAACAATTCGCAACTTTTCTTGATCTGATAAGTGAAGGTGAGATTGAAGGAAGTGCATCTGCATCAAAAGAGGGAATAACAGATAAAACATCTACAGCTTACAAAAATGCATATTTGAAAGATGTATTTTTAAATGATACACCAATATTAAAATCAACAGCATCGTCAACAAATCCACAGGATCTTGATTTTAATTTTCAAGATGTAACTTTTACTTCAAGACATGGTACTGCTAATCAAACAAAAATTGATGGTATTGAAAGCAGTCAATCGACAATTCCTGTAGGTGTAACTGTCACAGCAGCAAGTCCAGTAACAAGACAAATCACAAATACAAATGTAGATAGGATACGAGTTTCAATTACATTTCCTCAAATACAAATAGCGACAGAAGAGGGAGATTTATTAGGAGATACAGTTCAATTTAAAATTTCTGTACAATATAATTCTGGTGGTTTTACAGATGTACATACTGATACTGTTACTGGTAGAACTGCTGACGCATATCAAAAAGATTTCTCAATTAAAGTAACTGGTTCCTTTCCTGTTGATATAAGAGTTACAAGAATAACAGCAGACAGCACGAGTAGTAGCACCATAAATGCTTTTCAATGGACAGCTTTTACAGAAATAATTGACGATGCTTCTACTTATGCAAACTCTGCATATAACGCAATAAGATTAGATTCACAACAATTTAGTTCAATACCAACAAGAAAATTTAGAATTAGAGGTATAAAAGTAAGGATTCCTGGTGCTGGTGCAAATAGTTCTGGTACTCCAAGTGTGGACAGTGCAACGGGGAGGATAGTGTACCCAGATGGATATATATTCAATGGTGTTATGGGGGCTGCTGTTTATACAAATTGCCCTGCCAT